GATTCTAGTCGTAGATTTATTACAGATACTGAAAGAACTAACTGGAACGATTCTAATAGTAAAAAACATACTCATTCTAATAAATCTATATTAGATACTATAACTCAAATTCTTATGGATAAATGGAATAGTGCAGTAACTCATATTACAGATGCTATAAAACATATAACAAGTGAGGAAAGAGATTTATGGAATACTGTAAGCAATAAAGTCGATAAAGTAACAGGTAAAGGATTATCAACTAATGACTTTACATCAACTTATAAATCAAAATTAGATAATTTAAGTAAAAATGATGTAGGATTAGGGAATTTAACAAATGATTCTCAAGTGAAGAGAAGTGAAATGGGAGTAGCAAGTGGAGTAGCTACATTAGATAGTAAAGGTGTTAATCTTCAAGCTCCTAAAGCACATACACATGATGATAGATATTATACTGAAACAGAAGCTAATAATAAATTTGTTACTAAAGACGAATTAGGTGATGCAGGATATGGAGATATGACTAAATCTGTTTATGATACTAACAATAATGGAATTGTAGATAAAGCAGAGTCAGTTGAATGGAATGGTGTATTAAATAAGCCTTCTACATTTACACCTTCATCTCATACACATGAAAGTTTAATGGCTGCTAATTTATCTGGCAAAACAATGACTTTAAATGATTTAAATTGTTCTACTGGAACGCCAAAGGTGTCTTATTATTTTGTACCAACTGATGTACAAGGTTCAAATATTACTGGTAGACCGGATGATAATAAAAAACAGGCATTTATATTATGTGTAGAGAGTTTAAGATTTGCTAGTGCTTCTGATTACATTACAAAACAAACATATATACAAGGTTCGCTTAAAGCTACTTATGTTAGATATTGCACTAATGGAGTATGGTCTAATTGGGAAAAAATATATACAACTGCTCAAAAACCAACTCCAGCGGAAATAGGTGCAATGAAAAAAGGCCCATTAAAATGGAATGATTTGAAAGGAGTTTAATATATGTATGGTAATAATAAATATGGAACTATAGAATATTCAAGAGATTCAAGTTCTAATAATATAGATGAAAAATATAGAGTAGATCTTATGAAATATCTCCCATACTATTATCAAACTTCTGAGATTATGAAATCTATTCAAAATTCTAACTCTATTGAAGTTGGGAATTTGAGATATAGTATTGATGATTCTATAAATCAATTTTTTGTAGAATCTGCAACTTGGGGATTAAATAGACTAGAAGGAATATTTAATATACAAACAGATATTAATAAATCTTATGAGGAAAGAAGAGAAATATTAAAAGCTAAATTAAGAGGTAGTGGTACAGTAACTAAGGAAATGATTAAAAATGTAGCACAAGCCTTTAGTGGGGGAGAAGTAGAAGTAATAGAAGATAATCCTAATTATAATTTTACAATTAAGTTTATAGGTATAAAGGGTATCCCGAAGAATATGCAAGGTTTAATAGATGCAATAGAAGATATTAAACCAGCACATTTAGGATACTCTTTTTCTTATACTTATACTACATGGGATTTATTAAAGAGTAATTTAACTTGGAATAAAGCTAATATTAAAACTTGGAATGAATTAAAAACTTATGAATAGGAGGAAAAGATATGCTGTTAACACCTAATTATAAATTAAAAAAGCCAGAGGGAACAGATGTAGTTGATATTGATGATATTAATGAAAATGCTGATATTATAGATTCTAAATTAAAAGAATTAAATGATAATAAGGCTCCTAAAAATTTAGCAACAACTTCAGCAAATGGTTTAATGTCAAATACAGATAAAACAAAGTTAGATGGGATAGCTACTGGTGCAAATAAATATACACATCCAGCAAACCATCCAGCAACAATAATAACAGAAGATGCAACACATAGATTCGTAACAGATACTGAGAAAAATACTTGGAATGGTAAGGCTGGCACAAGCGTTGCAACAGCTTCAGCAAATGGATTGATGTCAAAAACTGATAAAAGTAAACTAGATGGAATAGCAGCAGGAGCAAACAACTATGTGCATCCAACTAAACATCCAGCAAGTATTATTACTCAAGATGCAAATAATCGTTTTGTTACAGATTCAGAAAAAAGTAAATGGAATAGTTTATTTAACACTACTAAAAGTAATCTTGCATTAGCAGGGTCTTTAGTTGCTGCTACAGGATATACAAATGCTATACACTTATCAAAAGATGGGATAGTAACAATAAATTTTGGTGTAAGATATCATATTGAGAACTCAAATGGATTAACAACTGGTCAAACACTATTTACTCTTCCAAATAATTTAAGACCTAAGCAAGGAGTTATTATACCAGCACTAGCAGTTAGAGTTGGGGGATTATCGAATGCAATAGGATATTTATATATTAGAGAAACGGGTGTTGTTACATTTGCATTAGTTGGAGACTTAACTGCGTATAGTCAAGTGTGTGGCTGTGTTACTTTTTCAGTAAATTAAGGAGGGAAATATAAATGTTTATAGTTAATCCTATGGAAAATGGGGAATTCTTTTTATCAGAGACAAAAGAAGGATATGAAGTAAGTAAAGAACTTACAGAAGAAGTTTATAATCAATTAGAAGCTAATAGAAATCAAGGGAAAGTATATAAGTTAAAAAATATTAATGGTACAACCTTTGAAGAAATATTTGAGGAGTATAAACCAGAAATAAAAATAGAAGAAGAAATTGGATTAGAGGAAATTGTATTAGATCTTGAGTATAGAATGAGTAAATTTGAATTAGGGGTGTAGATATATGACATATAAATTATGTTTAAAAATCATAAATAAAGGAACATACGGAACTAAGGAAGAAATGAAAGAAAAGCTAGATGTATTCCTATTAAATAATAGAATAAATGAAGAAGAATATAATGAATTAATCAAACTATTAGATA